CTGCATTTCACTATTTTTTCTTTATGATTTTCTACACTGTCATCCATGTCCCCATCATAAAACCCGCTATTTAAATACATTTCCTCTGGATATTTCATGTCATTTACACCCGCCCTTCTCGATAATTTCAACTGCTCTATTTCCTGCCTCATCATCAATAATGCATCCCTCTTCTTTCAATTCCTCAATTACCTTTTCCTTGTCAAAGGCTGTCTTGACTTCTTCCAGGATTACCGATATATCATCATCGAGAGTTCCATCTTCTCTTGTGTGCCTGTCCACAGCTTCTATTACCGCTTCCCGGCTGATTAAATCATCACTCATTCTGTTCACCTGCCCTTCTGTTCCATTTTTCTGCCACTCTATATATTGCTCCACCGTCCGGTTTTCCCTGTGACATTCCATCAACTAAACTCATGGTACGGTTACCACACTCTCTACATATCACACATACACCTTCTCCAACATGAATTGCCGGTCTGCCTCCACAGAACGGACACGGTCTTAACTCAATCTCACTCATCTTCCATTTCCTCCAAATTCTCATATGGATACCTTAATAATTGACCGCATATTATACAATGTCTATATCCGATTTCTAACTTCCCGTTACATGTCGGGCATTTATAAGGATACCGTCCTACAATCCTAATAATTTTCTTCGGCTTCTGCTTCTCCACCGCTTCCCGGCACTCTTCCACAGTTCCGATTTTACAATAATCCGATAATAACCGTCCTCTCTTTTCAAGTAAGCTTTTGGTAGATTTTAAAACTTCTGCCAAATGTTCCGAATGCTCAATCTGCCTTTTTAAGTCTCTGGCATTCTGTTCTACTTCTTCCACGGTTCCGATAGCCCGGTACTGCTGGATTTCTTCGAGGTCTTTGATTGCCATATCAAGTGACTCTCTCAACATCTGATACCCACTTGTTGGCATATTTGCTTTTATCGCTTCAATAGCCTCGTTTTCGTTTCTTATCAATTTCTCCGTCATGGTTATCTCCCTCCCCCTCCAATCATTTGATATATGATTCTACAAGTAACTTCCGTGCATATTTTATGCTGCTGTTGATCTGTGTCTTTTTCGGTATGGGCTTGTATTTGTTGTATACTTCGTTCCACTTTTTCCATGTGAACCCTTCCCCGACTTTCTCTACTTCCGCATACTCTTTTTCGTATTCCTCAAGCCGCTTTTTCTCCGTCTCACAGCGTGTCAAGATCTCTATAGCAAGTGTTAAATTGTCCATTAATTCTTCTCCTTTCTCACAAGCTCATTTACTATCTTTGTTTTTGTATCTGTTGTTAATTCATATTTTTTCATTTCCTTACCTCACTTCCTAATAACTGACGTTCCAAGTCGTCCATATTGTAATTACGTTCCTGGAAATTACTGAATCTGGTCTTTTGTGATTTCTTCTGAGATCCTTCGTACAATCTCCCCTTAGTTGGATAAAATGCCTTGTACCCTCCTGCTGTCGCTTTCTTCACGATGGCAAGCCTCTCTTTTGTATCCGCTCCAATCACTTTTAATTCATCAATCAATGCCTGTTTCTGAATCTCGGAGATCTTTCCATAGTTCTGCTCACGAACAAGGAAATACAGGTCGAGAGATTGGGCCAGTTCTGTCGGGAACGTAATATCATATATATAATTTACTTTACTTTTCTTTAGGGATTTTTCCGAGGAATTTTGCTCGTTTTTCCAGGAAAAACCATTCTGATTACCGGAAAAACCATCAAAAAGAGTACACTTAATAAAAGGTTCTGTATCTTCCTTACTTAAAATCCAGTACCTTCCTACTGTTATGGGATTCTTCCTTGCCCGTTCCTTGATGGCAAGCTGAAATCTCCGCTGTATTCCGGCAGAGGTCAAGACCTTGTCCGACTGAAAAAGTGTGTTGTCAAACAGTGACCGTGACAGCAAGAAGTTCAAGACCTGCTTCGCCTTATTTTGATCCATTCCAAGATCAGCTGATAAAATATACTCAAAATCATCATCCACCTGCATGTAGTACCCTTCTTTATAGATTCCACATAACAGGTAAATGTATAAAATCATTCCATCATTCCCATACCGGGCTTTCAGGATTCTGATCTTATTGTCCTCAAAAAAATCCGTATCCAAAGGAAAGTATGACAAACCGCTCTTTTTCGGTCTTGCCAATGCTTCTGCACCTTCTTTCCTTATCTATTTGTATTTCCTGGTTTTATGTAATCACTCAAATTTCTCAGTTTCCCTTTTATGCTCAAAGTATGTCGCATTATTCTTCCACCCTTCAAAAGTTTTCTGCATACACAACCGTTTTAGCTGGATAGCATTGGCTCTGCTGTCCTCCTTATTCAAATATTCATGAAATTCTTTTTCATCTACCGGATCCCAAGGAACAGGTCTATAAATGCCGTCTCCTACATTAATAATGCAGTCTCCGTTATTGTTTGCTTTTTCAATCATAGCTCTTAGGGTTCTATCCACTACTCTGTCCCACGGTCTTTGTATTGCATTTCTATGTCCATCTGGAATCCTGGCGAAATATTCCTGCGCTTGTTCTTTAATTTTTCTCATTTTCTTCCTTTCTCCCTCCGAGTTTCCCCGGAGGGCATCCACTTCGTTATGCGTGATTATTTTGGGGTTGCTGTGTGATATATTATTTTTAGCTGTTGTTATAGATAGTTCTTATAAAATTCTTGCATCCATTCATCGTGTGTCCCAATATGTTCCTCGTAATACTTCTGGCACATGGATTTCAGTTTCTTGTCGATCTGTTTATTCTCCGGTGTAGGTTTAAAATGTACGCCGTTCGGATGCAGTGTTGGATGAAGAGGAACAACAAACCCATATTTTTCCGACCTCTTCCTTAATGCTCCGCCCAATATATGATGGCGCTCTACTATTGGTGATCCCGTGAATATGCAATGGTCCATGTCATCAGTAAATACGCTTCTCAATTTTTTCATAACTTCACTCCATATTTCTCTTCTAGGATCCTAGTCTCATCCGGTGTTGCAATCTCCGAATCCGGTATTCCAGATTCTTTGCACATGGTTATCATTCCATCTATCAGTCGTGCCATTTCCTCTGTGTTGTAAGTATGGGATCCTCTTAAGAATTTGTAAGTCCGGTACATCACTCCATCGTTCCCCTCTCTTACCTGAGATGTCGGTCTCAAGTGGTAATCCATAGCATTATCTGCCTTTTTTCTAGCATCATCTGTGTCTGGAATCATCATATAGACTTCCTTTCCATCGTAGATCTCAGTCTGTCCATATAGCCTAAGGGCCATATTATGGACTTCTGCATCGGTTAAACCATGAACTTTTGCAAGTTTACTCACAAGAACCCAGTGATAGGCATTAGCGTCTAAACTTCGCTTCACTCTGTATCGCTTGATTTCAACGCTTAATTTATCGCATCCCTTTAATTCCTCATAGGCTTGTCTAAAGTCCTCATATACTTCGATCAGTACGGTTACACGACCTGTCAGAAAATCTATGACTGGTTCTTTAAGCCGTCCGGTAAATCTCATTATTCATCACCATATCTTTGCTTAATTGCGTTTAGCATATTAGCCGCTTCTCTTTCTGTAAGCGTCTCCCATGTTCTTCCTTCTTTCGCTACCCACTTATCCCCGTCTAACCCGTGGCTTGTACAAAGAGACTTTAACGTTTTTATCTTTGCCGAACTTGCCAGACTTTCAATAGTTTCTGGAATATATGGCTCTTCTTTGCTCTCTTCTTTCAGCCAGAGATCGAATCCAAGTCCTGTGTTAATCGCAACACACTTTACAAATGCTCTACACATAGAATTCCAAACTCTCTGTTGGCTCATGCTGTTATCTTTTACAGGGTTCACTCCATTCATTACAGGAGTTTGCATCTCGTATACTTCGTTATCTATTGTCACTCGGATTCTCGTTTCGTAACATCTGTTTGCTACTCCATTTTTGTCCTTAAATTCCACATTTGTCATTCGGAGGCTAGAACCAGTTGTTGGATCTGGTATCGGCTCCCATCTCACAACTTTCGCCCCGTTTTCGTGTAAAAGCTTAATACACATAGCCCAATTAAGATAATCCAAGCCATCACGCTTCTTACAATACGGTTTTACATCTATCTTTCTCATTTCGTCATAGCTTTTTATCATTCTTCCACCTCCACAAACTTTTTGTAACGATCATTCAGACACGACTCACAGATTCCTCCATCTATGTCGTAATATGTATCTCCATCCCACAGTGGATCTCCACAACAGTTACAATATCTAGCTGGATCCGGTTCTTCTGGAGGGCTTGTCTTCCAGTTGTCGTATCCTTTTATCATTCTTTATCGCCTTCCTTTACAATCCCGATCATTTCCAGGACAACATACAGATGCGGATTCTTTGCATTGTTCATGTAGTTTGTCACCGCTGATACACATTGATTGTATTCTTCCTCTGTGTAGTTATCCTTTAATCTCTTATATGCCATTTGCAAATCCTCCTTAAATGCGCTATACTTAACTTGATCTTTTATCCGAGTGCATATATGGGATTGCCGTCCCTATGCACTCTTTTTCATGCCCTGCAACCGGTGTCTCCGACGTAGTTCCCGCATCTGGAGATAATGCTTCTCCCGTTCTTTCACACAGTCATG